TGGGCATGGGTGCTGGGCCAGGTATGTCCAGCCGCACACATGCACTATGGCGAGCTGGCCACTTGGTCCCAGCAAAGTGCCGATGCGCATCGGCCCGCGCTCGCACGTACAGGCCTGCATACGATTCTCTGACACAGTGGTCCGCGTATTGAGCCCAAGCATCCTGATCGTCGATGCGCAACTCACTGGTCTTGAGCTTCACCCAAGCAGCAGACGCGAGCCCTTGGGCAAGAATCCCAGGTTTAGGCTTGGCTGGTATGGCTGGTGGAGGCAGCCCTAGAGAGCCTGTGCCAGCCCAGAGTGGGTGTGGCTGCAGCCCACCATTCCTATACTCCCACCACTCGAGGTGCCGCCACGTAGTAACAATGGTACCATCAGCTGCGGTTGACTTACCGATTGGATACCGCATAGTGGCATTGAGCACCTCAACTGCGAGTCGACGCCCAAATGCGACAGGCATCCCTCGGGATACCAGTTCCCAGACATTGTCGCTCACCGATGATATTGCTGAATCGTACCAGATATACACATCCTTGTACCAGTTTCCAGAAGCGAGCTGTGCAAGCACCGCGAAGATAGGCCTCGTGGGCGTAGCATCTGGTACGGCCATGCGCTGCAGAAACTCATGTATCACGCCAGAAACCATCTGCTTTGCAGGCTTGAGCACAAACCCCATATGGTGGTGCATCATCATGTAGTGTAGGGTGGACACCCAATCATTCATCAGGGAGTCCTCATCATCGCCGGTGTAGTTCGCTGATACAAGGCGAGCCGCCGGGTCGATCAGCTGTGTGTAGCCTAGTGCCATGCGCGAGTAAACTCCGTGCAGTAGTGTATTATCCCTCGCGGTGTCGCGATCACCGGAGAAGAGCGATGCACATGTGCGCCAATACTCCTCATCATGTGACACCCATTTGTTACGGTGCGCTATGGCGGCCCATGCACTACAGCGCACCTTATCAGGGGTTGCCGCATGGGAACCACCCAGACGTGCCCATGCGGCACACAGATGCCAATTAAGTAGGGACAGGGTCATGTCCTCATGTTCGGTATTGTAATCCGCATAATCGAGCGATATCCACACTTGTCCCGGCTTGCGGCGCCGGTCGACTGTGACCCAGTCGACCACATCAGCCGGTGTTTGCTTGGCTTTGATCCCCCACACGTTCATATTCTTCTCCATATGCACTGATGCATACGCCGTCACAATGAAGTCCTCATCGCAGACCGCGTACAATGCACGGGCCTTCCCACCTGGCTCAGGTTTGGTGGACGCTCTGGCAACATAATGTGTCGGATGCGTATCCCGGAGGT